ATTTTTTATAAATTCTATTTTTTCTTCCTTGTTTATTATTATTTCAATTATTTTTTCAATATTTTCATTCTTAAGTTTAAAACCAATTTTTATTTCTTTTTCATCAGAATATTTATTAATGCTTTCTTCAAAACTTCCAAAATCAACTAATCTTCCATACCATAACAAAGGAGTACTCCGTCTTGTTTCTATACTTTGTTTTATTAAAGGAATTGTTCTTAAAAATGTACTTTTCCCTGAACTATTCCTTCCTAACAATATTGTCAGTGGACTAATTTTTATATAATTCTTAAAATCCAAGTTTCTCATATTATTTATCTTTATTTCTTCTAGCATTCTACCTCCTCAATTTTTTATTTTTTAAAATTTTATAATTTTTTTCCCTAATTGCATTAAACTTTTTTCTATCTTTAAAAATTGGTTCTATTTCATCAAATTTTTCTGAATTACATTTATATTTATTATTTACCTCAACTTCGTAAGTAATTGCTTCAAAACTCTCAAGTTCTTTTATAAAATTAATTAGCAATCTTATACTATCTATATATTTACTCATATAAAAGAGAGTCTTTTCAATGTCAGTTTCTTCTAAACTTTTTTTTAAAAAAATAAAATTCATATAAAAATTTTGAATCCATTTTAAATCTTTGTGTTTTAACACTTTTTCACTAATTTCATTAAATTTACTTTCAATTTCAAAAGTTAGTTCAAAATAGTCTTTTATCCCATCATAGTAATTAGCAGCATTTTCAAAAAGTTTTTTATCCAATTTAGGATTTTTACCAAATATTTTATAACACTCATGAAAAGTTCTATGATGCAGATGAATATATTCACTACATTTATATTTTTTTTTATTATTTTCTGGTTCTGGAAAAATAATTTCATTCAATTCTTTTATGCTATAATAAACAAGCTCTGTAATTTTATCAAAAAATAAAGCTCTTTGCCTTAATAAGTCACAATACTTTTTTAATATATCAAATAATAAAAAAAAGGCTGATATAGTAAAAGATGTAAATAACCCCAAACCTATGTTTGTCATTATTGGATCTTCTCTAACTTCACCTAGTTTTATTAAAGTTATACTTTTATAATAAAGATATAAATATAAAAGAAAAATAGAAAATTTAAAAAATTTTAGTTGAAAAATAATTTTTTCACATTGTTTTGTTGTATGAAATTCAAAAAAATTATTTAAAATAAAATTTTTTATAAAGTTCATTATTTTTCCTCCTTATACTTTAAAATTATTTTATCATATTTTTTCTGAAAATAATACTTTAAAATTAAAAATTCAGAATATTATAAACTCTTTTTTCTACATTGTCCATTTTTATTTAAAATATTATTTTATTGGTTTTCTTAATTTATTCAATACTGTTGTTGCATTTTTATTACTTACTTCTATCATTTTTTCTTCATATCCATTTTCTTCTTCAACTGAAATAGACATATAATTAGATTTTTTTATGTTTGATATTAATTCACTATATTTAATGTTTTCTCTACTTATAAAATAAGCCTTTCCATAATTATATTTATCAATTGAGACTTCAAATGCTTCTTCTATCACCAATTCTTTTTTAGAATCAAATAAAAAAGAAATTGATTTTACTTCTGAATCAAAGTTTGAATATACTCCATTTCTAAAAAAAATAACCACTCCTTTTTCATCTACATAAACTTTTTGATCCATTCCCCATTTTCCACATTCAGCACCTATAATCTTCTCTCGTTCTCCATACTTATTTATTGAATACTCTAATTTTCAAGGAATATCTTCTATTATCCTCATTCTTACAGCTTCTACAGATATAGAAGAAGTGATAGTAAAAGCTATTAACATTACTATAAAACCTATTTTTTTCATCAAATCTCTCCTTTTATCATTTTAACTACTCATATTCTTACTATATTATCCTATAAAAGTCAAATTTAAATAAAAAAGGTTGTTATAAAAACAACCTCATTTTTTTGTTTCTTTATGCCCTTTTATTTTGATTTCTGTTACTTGTCCACAATTCAAACATTTAACTATAAACTTATTATCTTTAATCGTTATTTTCCCTTTTATATCAACATCATTATGTCCTCGTATTTCTGCCAAAAATTTCCCACATTTACTACAGCCATATCTTTTCATTTTTTTACACCATAATTATAAAATAAGATAGCACTCCAATAATCATGCATATTATATAAAAAAATAATTTTCTTTCAAATTTAATTTTACTTTCTAAATGCTTTAACATCCCATCCCAAGCTATATCAATCATTTCTACTGTTTTTATTATTTTATTTATTTTTCCTTTTTCATGTTCTAATTTATCTTTTAAAGATTTTATAGTTTCATTTGCATTTTTATATTTTCTTTCCAACTTTTTATATTCTCTATTCCCTATTCTTATAATTTGCTTACTCATCATCTTCCTCCAATGCTTTTTTTATAAAAAAAATAGTTGCTGCCATTAGCAATATGTATATTATTATTAATACTACCCAGTTTCTCATATTTTTTCTCCTATGCTACCGTTTTTAGCTCTATTGGCTCTATCCAGCTTGATATGTATAATAAGACATCTTGCAAGTCTTTTCTTTTTATATCTCTATAACTTGCTACCCCGAATCTATTTTTTAATTCTCTATATAGAGATTGAAACATTAATTTTTTATTTCCATAATTTTCCAGTATATCCATCCTCTGATATATTCTTACTCCTACAGCTTTTTGAATTTTTCTTTGCTCTCCATGATCTATTCTTATTTCATTTTCCACTTTATTTTCTATAATGTTTAATCTTTCACCTTGCTTTTGCTGCTCTTGTAGAGTTAAAATCATCATTTCTTGCACACTTAAAGATTTATTCATAGCTTTTTCTAATGTTTCAATATAATAAATCATAGCTTTTCTCACATATTTGCTCTCTCTCATTAAAATCTGTTTTGATTGAGAGTGAGTGAGTTCATACATAGGCTGTTCTTTATTTTGAGAGTTTCTATATGAGGACACGGAAATTTTTCCTAGTCCTATTTCTTCTTCAAATTCATCTCTGATTATTTTTAGTAAGTCATAATGTTGTAGCTCCGCCCTGTTGCCTTCCTGTTTTCTAAAAAAATTTATTTGCTTTACTAATTCAAGTGTTGATATAGTTTTTTTATTTTGTATATCCATTATTTCCATTAATCTTCCTCCTTATCGTTAAAAATAATTCCACCATTCAATAAAACAATATAATTAACTAAATTTTTATAAGCTAAGTCTATTACACTGTCTACATAACTCATTCTTGTATAAAATGGATCATTGTCTGAGTCCAATTCTAATAATTGTTCTTTAGAAAGACTGTTGATTTGATTTATTTGTTCAGCCCAAAAGATAGCTTTATGCTTATAATCTTCTTTCAGTTCTCTAAATGTCATTTAGTCCTCCTCATTTTTTAAAATCTTTAAAATATTCTTTACTTTTTGTAAGCACTTTTTTTCTTCTTCTATAAAATATTCTTTGTTTTGGAAATTTGATTTTTCAAAATTTTTAATAGTTTTTTTGATTCTTTCTAATTTCAGTTCATTATCTGTAATAGCTTCATCTATATCAAGAAATTCTTTAACTTCATCTTCATCATAATTAGAATCAGCTCCAACTTTATAAAATATATGTGTTTCTTCCTTGCAACAATCAGTACAATAAAAATCATCCTCAATCAAATAAAAAATATCATTTTCTTTTATTTTTTTACCACAATAGCAACATTCCATCTTGATACATCCCCTCTATCATTTCTTTGGCTTTTCTTCTTTAACTAAAAATTTTAATTTTACTCTATACAAAGGTTCCAGCCCTCTTTTCTTTTTATTAAGATTAGTTGCTCCACTTATTTTAAAAGGGAAAATTACATCTTCACCCAGAAAGGAATTCTCTTTTTTTATCACTGTTACTTTTATAATGTTCCCTCTTTCTAAAATACTGTAATTATTTAGTAAATGTTTTTTTAAGGCTTCTTGATAGAATTTTATATCTAGGCTCAATCTATCAAATTTTAATTTGCTTCTATCAAGTGAAAATCTATACATTTCTTGCATGAAGTCGCTAGGATTAGTTAATTCCAAAGTTTTTATATTCATCACATCACCTTTTTATTTTCCAAATTTTCTAAAAGATTACTCATCTTTTTATCTACTTTAGGAGCTGTATATTTCTCTTTATAGCTTATCATCCACTTTTCAGCTTTTTCTTTATCTCCAATAAAGCTAATATTCTGTTTTTCTGATAACCCCTCCAAGCAAAGTGGTATATCTGCTGTTTTATTAGAAGCGTATGCCTTATATAATCTTGGTAAATCCCATTTCATATAATCTTCATATTCTTTTAATCCAAGCTTACAAAACTTTATCCATCCTCCTATATCCCTAATTATCAAATGGATAATAGGATCATCAAAAATTACTGTGGTATAAATGCCTGCACTCCCAATAGCTTTCTTTATAAGAAGCTTTGCCCTTGCTATTCTGATTTCTAAGTCACTGTCACGAGTAGCTGAACAATATTTTCTTATATCTGCTGGAGTAGGTAAAAATGGACTTTCCCTTTCTCTAAGCATTACATTTATCCCTAATAAAAAATCTTCCTGTGGAATATCTTTTAATAGCACCCAGTAGAAGTCTGTTTGCTCATCTGAAAAAGTTTTATCCAAAACCTTTTCAATCATCTTTACCCCTTCTAAATAAGTCTTATATTCCACCTATACCACCTCTCCTGATAAAAGCTCCAGTTCTCTTTCAGCCTTGCTTTTACCTGTTTTCTTAGTTTTATTAGGTTTATCCTTATAGGCATCTGCAAATATTTTATCTATCATCATTTTTACAGTAAAATTATTTATACTTGGTTTTCTTTCTAATTCTCCTTTTAAAAACTGTGATTCGCTTATTTTAGCTATTAATAAATTTAAATCAACCTCTCTATAGGCTACTGGTTTAATAACATTTTCTACACGCATTAAATCAAGTCCAGTAGCTTTTGCTATTATATCTTTAAGTCTTAAAAAATCATCTTTGAAATTGATAGTAGATAAATCTTTATTATCTATCTCTTTATCTATCTCTTTATCTTTCTCTATCTCTTCATCTATCTCTCTATCTATCTCTGTGTTACTGTTTGTTACAGGTTGTAACATTGGTGTTACACTAGCGTTACAATGTAACGTTTTTTGTCTCTCTCTAAAATCTCTAACCCTTTTAGCTGAAGCACTTTCACTCCCTAAATTTTCTACAACTGTTGGTAGAAAATATTCATCCTCAACTATTTTTTCAAGTAAATTGTTTTTTTCTAAGAATATAATGGTAAATTGCACATTGCTTTCATCTTCATCTATTGCTAGAGCCATTTCTTTAAAGAATTGATCTTCAACTCCTTCATAATAAAGTCGCCCTTCATCCTTTAAAGAAAGTAGCTGTAATTTAAGATATATGATAGTGAAAGTATCACCTCCAGCTAACTTTCTTAATTTTTTTATAGCTCTTTGTTGAAAAAAATCATCTTTCAATTTCAACCAAAAATATTTTTTAGCCATTAATACCAACTCCCAATAAATTAAGCTGAATACTTGTTTCCATACATTGTTTTTCTTTTTTTATTCTTTCAGCAATTTTCGATTCTCTAAAAACTATTCTTTTATCTTTTTCTCTTCTATCAGAGACAAGATAAAAGTTATTTTCTTCAAGCCTAATATTATTTATTGCCGTTGGTAAAGGTAGTCCATTTTTATCTATATAAAATGATTCTATTTCTTTATCTCCTTCCAATTCTAGCACTGCCTTGCAAAACTTTAACATTTCAGAAACTTTTATACTCATTTTTATTCATCCCCTCTATATATCAGCTCTGCATTTTCTAAAAGAGTATTTATCATTTTAACTAGCAATTCAATTCTTTCAGATGAAAGATCATCAGTTTTCCAACTTAGAAAAGTGTTTGAAGTTTTTCCTAAGTAAATAGATTCACAATAAACTCTTTGAATTGATAATATATTTTTTAAGGTTATATTTTTTTCTTCTAAAAAATAACGAAGTCTTCTTAAATTACTTTTTTTTATAATAATTTTCTTTTTTTTCATTTATATCAGCCCCATCATTCTTGCGACTTCTGGTTTTATTTTTAGGAATTTTCCTATTTTATCCCATGCACTTTCATTATCTTTAACTAAGATAGCTCTTAATACTCCATTCATATCCTTAAAATTATATATATGTCCTTTTTCAATTTTTCTTACTTTCATTTTTCCTCCAATTGTGATATAATCACAGTAGTTTTCATTTTTTATCAATTTGTACCTTTTGAAGTCGCCACTTCATCAGGTACTTTTTTATTTACCAATCCCATCTTTTCCAAGATAATGATACATTGCTCTCTTAATTCATCATTTGCTAATATAGTTGCTATCCCCCTTTCTCTAATATCTTTAGCTTCTAAATATGCTTTCAGTCTATTTTCGTTGATATAATAGTGATGTGTTGCCTTTCCTGTCTGAACTGATTCAGCAAAGTCCTTAAATTTTCCTGCTCTAACATAGACACGAAAAGTCTGTGGTGATAAATTCAGCAATGGTGCTACTTCTTTTGCTGTCATAGTAAACCTCCTTTTATTTAAAGAAAATAAGAAATTCCTATACCAATAATAGTAGATAAAAGAACTATCAAAATACTTTTAAAATCATTAAAATTTTTCTCTATTTTTTCCATAAATAAATGTTGTTTTATTAAATCAGTATGTTCATAAAATAATTTTTGTATATCCACTGAAATTGGTATATTTTTCTCTGAAAAGATTTCCATTACGACAAATATGCCAGCAGAACCAAATTTTTCTTTTATTTTTTCTAAGTTTATATCATTTATAATTTCATGATGAATAAGTCTATAAAAATCATCATAATATTTTTCATCTTCTTGATTAATTTTTTTAAACTCTTCATGTGGAAAAACTCGTTCTTCTAAAATAGTCCTTAATTTTTTTTTGCATGATATTAGATAGTAATCTTCTTTATTCATTAATTCCTCCTATAATTTAATTTGATTATTTATCTCCAAAATAGATGCTGTTAAACAAATAGCTATTAATGCTGCTTCCTCTTTAATCACTAACTATTTCCAGAGATGATATATCTGATATTTCAATGACTATACTTTCATTTGAATTTTGTGGAGTATAGTCATTATTTATTTTTATCTTGGTTACACCTTCTATAACTTGTCCATTTAATACAATTTTTACTACCTTATTATCTTTTTTATAAATTTTCACTTTATTTTCCAAAGCTTTCCTCCTTTTTTTCTATTCATTTGACTATTGCAGTTGGTAGTCTCAACTTTTATCGTATTCGACACTTTTAGTGGCTAATTTCTTTAAAAAAAATCTCTAATTTTTCTTTATCAGATAAATTTAATAAACTAGCTAATAAATTAGCTTCTTTTACTTTAAATTCATTTTTACCTTTCATTTTTCTGCTTAATCCATAAGGACTCAATCCCAGTTTTTTTGCAACAAATCCTTTTTTAAATCCAGAATTTTCAATTTTTTCATTTAATTTTTCAATATCAAAATTGTATAACAATTTTTCTCCTCCTTTCTGTCACTTTTAGTGTCTAATTTATAATACCATCCTGTTTACTTAAAGTCAACCTTTTTTTATTTTTTTATAAAAAAAAGTTGCTTTTTAGTGTCGATTATATTATAATCGTATTAGAAATACTTTTAACTTTGGGAGGAAATTATGACAGTTGGTGAAAGGATAAAAAGAAGAAGAGATGAACTAGGAATCTCTCAAGAGCAATTAGCTGAAATTCTAGGTTATAAAAGTAAAACTTCTATACATAAAGTTGAACAAGGGATAACAGATTTACCTTTATCTAAAGTAAAAATGTTTGCTGAAGCTTTAAAAACTACTCCATCATACATCATGGGCTGGACTCCAGAAGAAGAAAAAATTAATTTGCTTTCTAAAAGAGAAAGACTACAATTAGATGAATTAATATCTCAAAATGCAATGTATTTTAATGATGAAAATATTTCAGAAGAAGATAAAGAAAAATTGTTCGCTTCTTTACAAGATGCCTTTTTCACAGTAAAATTATTAAATAAAAGAAAAAAATAGGGGGAATTTCTATGGTAAATATCCCTAGAATAGTGAAAAATCTTGTTAAAAAATATGAAACAAGAGATCCTTTTAAGCTTTGTTTATATCTTGGAATAATTGTTTTATATAAGGATTTAGGAGAAACTAAAGGATATTTTGAAAAGATTCTTGGAAAAAAAGTTATAGTCCTTAATGAAAAATTGGATGAATTTAGCATGAAAATAGTCTTAGCACATGAACTGGGTCATGCACTATTACATTCTTCTAAATATGTTCAATTTATGCGTTCTTATTCACTTTTACCCAAAACAAGTCTTTTAGAAAATGAAGCTAATAAGTTTGCTGCTGAATTGCTAATAGATGAAAAAATAGAAGATTATGAATATCACTACAATTGTTCAATTGATGTAAAAATTTTAGAAAGATTACAAGAATTAAAATATGAAAAGCAAAATAAATGGAGATATAGATACTGGTAAACTAAAAATAAGTTAAACTTGGGAAGAAAAAGTAAATTATTTACACAAAAAATATATAAAGGAAGTGGGAATATGGATTTTAAAGACAATATTATGGAGCTATCTAAAAAGATAGAAAAGTACAAGGATAGAGTCATTAATGAAGAGATGACTAAAACAGCTTTTATACTACCTTTCTTTGATTTATTAGGATATGATACCAGAAATCCTTTTGAATTTCATGCAGAATTTACAGCTGATATAGCTGATGCAAAAGGTGAGAAAGTAGACTATGCAATTTTAATTGATGATATTCCAAGAATATTAGTTGAAGCTAAGGATTGTACTAATCCTCTTGATAAAGCAGATAAACAATTATGTAGATACTTCAATGTTACTTCAGCTAAAATAGGAATTCTTACTAATGGTATTGTTTATAAATTTTTTACAGATTTAGAAGAGACTAACATTATGGATAAAAAACCATTTCTCGAAATAAATCTCTTAAATATTAAAGATAATGAGATTAATGAGTTAAAAAAATTCTTTAAGTCTACTTTTGATATAGACAACATTTTGAGCAGTGCTGAGGAATTGAAATATTCTAGTTCTATAAAAAAATTATTAAAAAATGAATTTGAAGAACCTTCTGATCATTTTATTACTTTTATTTTAAACGAAATGTATGATGGAATCAAAACTCAAAAAGTAAAAGATAAATTCTCATTAATAATAAAAAAATCTATTAATGAGTTTTTAAATGATATCATTAGAACTAAATTAGAAGGAGCTTTAGAAGCAAATAAAAATGAAGAACAAAGATTAGATACTGAAGTTACTGAAGACATGATTCAAGAAGAAAATGTTAAAAAAAATAATGTAGAAACTACTGAAGAAGAACTACAGGGATTAACAATTGTTAAAACTCTTTTATTTGGTGAAGTTGAAATGTCTAGAATTACTTTTAAAGATACAAGCAATTATTTCAATGTTCTTTTGGATGGAAATATTAGAAAATGGATTTGTAGATTATATTTCAATACTGATAATAAATATATAGCTTTTCCTGAAATAGATTCAGAAGGTAATAAAACTAATAAAGAATATAAGATTTATCTTGAAGAAGGACTAGATAGTATTTTTGCTTTAAAATCTAAATTAACTGAAAGTTTGAAAACTTATATGTAAAATAAAAAAACAGCCCTTGCTGGTAACAAGGACTGCTAATATATATACAGCCAAAGGATGTATACACATTGTAGTAAATGTATTATATCACACCTTTGGTTATTTTTCTATTATATAAAAATAATGATAAGGAGTGATTTTATGAGAAACCCAAATGGATTTGGTACTGTAATAAAAATGTCTGGAAAAAGGCGTAAACCTTGGAGAGCTATCAAAACAACTGGCTATGATCCTGAAACTGGAAAGCAGAAAAGAGCTACAATAGGTTATTATGAAACAAGAAAAGAAGCATTGGAAGGATTGGTAAAATACAATCAAAATCCATACGACATTGATGCTTCTAAAATAACCTTTGATGAACTGTATAAGAAATGGAGCACACAGCATTTTAAAAAAGTATCTGAAAAAACTGCTACTCAATACAAATTTGTTTATTCTTACCTTTCACCTTTATTGAGAAAAGAATTTACTTCAATAAAGACTTTACAATTACAAGATTTTTTTAATAATATCCAGCTTTCATATGCTTCTAAAAAGCTTATAAAAAGTGTTTTAAACCAACTCTATAAATTTGCTATAAAACATGAAATAATTGATAGAGACTACTCCGCATTGCTAGATACTGAAAAAAAACAAATTGTAGTTGAAAGAAAAATCTTTACTGATGAAGAATTATTGAAACTTTGGAAATACAAAGAGTTAGAATGGGTAGATTCTATTTTAATAATGATTTATTCTGGCTTGAGAGTAGGTGAACTCTTGACTATAAAAAATTGTGATATTGATTTAGAAAACAGGACTATAAAAGGTGGAATAAAAACTGAGGCTGGAAAAGATAGAATAGTTCCAATAAATATGAAAATTCTTCCTTTTATAAAAAAGAGGATGCATCCTAAAAATGACACTTTAATAGTTGGAAAGAGAGAAAATGAATTAAATTACTCTAACTATTTTATAGTTTTTAAAAGAGTGATGGATAAATTAGGTATGGAGCATACTATACATGATTGTAGACACACTTTTGCAACTTTGATGAGTAATGCTGAGGCTAATGAAACCAGCATAGCACAAATAATCGGGCATAAAAGCTATAAAACTACAGAAAAAATTTATACTCATAAAGATGTTGATGAACTAAAAAAAGCTATTGATTTAATATGAAAAAATGTGTCCTTTTTGTGTGTTATCTAACAAATTTTATACAATTTTATATAGTCTTTAGATGTTAAAGAAAGCCTTATTTTCATGGACTTCCCTTTAATATCTTTACATTAAAAACCGATCGTGATATAATTAACTGTTAATACTTTATAACTTTAAAGGAGAATGTGATGGGAAGATTAGTTGGAACTATTTCTAGAGGACTTCGTGCACCTATTATTCATCAAGGTGACAAAATTGAAGATTTCGTAGTTGATGCAGTGTTAGCTGCTGTTGAAAGCGATGGTATAACATTAAGAGACAAGGACATTGTTGCGGTTACAGAATCTATAGTTGCCAGAGCTCAAGGAAACTATGCTACTACTGATGATATTGCAGCAGATGTAAAAAATAAATATGGAGATAATGCTATTGGTGTTATTTTTCCAATTTTAAGCCGTAACAGATTTTCTGTATGCTTGAAAGGAATAGCTAAAGGAGCAAAAAAAATTGTTCTTATGTTCAGTTATCCATCTGATGAAGTTGGAAACCATTTTATTGATATGGAGCTTTTAGATGAAAAAGGTGTAAATCCTTGGAGTGATATTCTTAGTGAAGCTGAATTTACTGAGAAATTTGGAAAGCCTCTTCATGAATTTACTGGAGTAAATTACATTGAGTACTATTCTGATTTAATAAGAGAGCAGGGAGCAGAGGTTGAAGTAATATTTGCTAACAATCCTACTGCAATTTTAAATTATACTGACTGTGTTTTAAACTGTGATATCCATACTCGTTTCAGAACTAAAAAATTATTAAAAAAAGCTGGAGCTAAAATAGTGTTTGGTATGGATGAAATACTTACTTCTTCTAGAAATGGAAGCGGATATAATGAGGATTACGGGCTGTTAGGTTCTAATAAAGCTACTGAAGATACTATAAAACTTTTCCCTCGTGATTGTAAAGATACAGTTCTTAATATCCAAAAAATGTTTTTAGAAAAAACTGGAAAGGCTATAGAAGTTATGGTATATGGAGACGGAGCATTTAAAGATCCAGTTGGAAAAATATGGGAACTTGCTGACCCAGTAGTTTCTCCGGGATATACTTCTGGATTAGAAGGAACTCCTAATGAAATAAAATTAAAATATCTTGCTGATAATGATCTTGCTGGACTTACAGGAGAAGAATTAAATAAAGCTGTTGCTGAAGCAATAAAAAATAAAGATTCTGATCTTAAAGGGCAAATGATAACTCAAGGTACTACTCCTAGAAGACTTACAGATCTTATAGGATCACTATGTGACCTTACTTCTGGAAGTGGAGATAAGGGAACTCCTATTATCTTAATTCAAGGATATTTTGACAACTACATAGATAACTAATTATTAAAATAAAAGAGATTGACTGGAAAGTATTTTTACTTAACAGTTCAATCTCTTTTTTAATTAATATTTTATTTTGTCAGCGTTTTATTTTATAAGCCATAATTCTATTTCATCTTTGCTTTTTTCTACTATCTCTTCTACTGTAAGACCTTCTGGCATTACTTTATCAAAGAATTTTATAGTTATTGGTGACATGCTGGGAATTCTCTGTCCATAAGGCATAGCTTCATATGCTCCCTTTATTCCAAATGGAACAACTGGTATATTCAATTCTTTAGAAAGAATAGCAAAAGTCTTTTTGAAATCCTGTATCTCTCCATCTCTTGTTCTTGCTCCTTCTGGGAATATAACAAGATTTTTTCCTTCTTTCAATACCTTAGCACTTACCTGCAAAGTTTCTTTTAGATTTTTATTAATATCTATAATAAGTACATTTCCTCTTTCAGCCAGATATTTTCTTAAAGGAGTACCAAAGTGAACTATTGTTCCAAGATAATATGTATCTCCCATTTTAGCAGATGATATTGCCTGATTAAAAATAAGAGCATCTAGGAAACTTTGATGGTTTCCTACATATATTGCCGGTTCTGAAAGTATTTTATCCTGCCCCTCTTTTTTCAGGCTGAAGTATATGCTGAAGAACGGCTTAAATATAAATCTTATTAACTTTCCTACCCATGCTGATTTAGGAAGTTCTATATTTGTATCTTGGCTGAGGATAGTTTTCCAGTCCACTTCATTGTCACTGAATTCTCCTCCTCTTTCCTTAACAAATTTAGCCATATCCAATACATTTTTTATATCAGTAAATTCTTCTTCTGTTATTTTTATTCCAAAACTCATTTCTATAAAGGACAATATCTCTACTATATCCAGTGAATCAAGTCCTAAATCAAGCTCTAAGTGAGCATCAGGTGTAACTTCTACATTGTAGTTCTTCTCCATATAATCTTTTAAAGTTTCATATTCAGCTTTAAATTCTTGTGGAATTACTATCTCTTTTTTTACTTCATGTTTTGAACTATCTTCATTTCCATCTTCTATTGCCTGTCCTGCAAGGAAATCATTCAACATAAATCTTCTTACTTTTCCAAGCTTAGTTTTTGGAAGTTCATCTTTTACAATTTTTATTTCAAGTATTTTTCTATATTTAGGAGCTGTTATATTATATTTATCTATTATCTCCCATTTTAATGTTTCTTTTATATTAGTTATCTTTCTATGTTTTATAAGGTCAAAGTCAGGATACACAACTGCCATCAAATGATTGTTGTACTCCATAACAGCTATCTCTTTTATAAGATCTGTTCCTTTGAATATTTCACTTTCTATATCACTTGGATTGATATTTTTTCCATTAGAAAGAACTATCATCTCTTTTTTTCTTCCAATGATACTTAAATAATTATTTTCTAATTTACCAAGGTCACCTGTGTGAAACCATCCATCAGCATCTATTACTTCAGCTGTTACTTTAGGATTATTGTAATATCCTTTCATTACATTGGCACCTTTTACCAGAACCTCTCCATCTTCAGCTATTTTTACTTCTATATCCGGTATCAGTTCTCCTACTGTTCCGGGCTTTATTCTATCAGGGTTATTAAATGAAATAATTGGAGATGTTTCAGTAAGTCCGTACCCTTCCATCAATGGAAGTCCTAGAGTAAGATAATCTCTGGCAATTTCAGGATCTAATTTAGCTCCCCCTGATGCCATTACTCTAAGTGATCCTCCAAGTTCATTATTAACTTTTTTAAAGACTAATCTGCTAAGTGCACGACTGTTTATCTTTTGACATAACTTAAATAATTTTTTGATTGCCCAGCTTTTATTTATCTGCCCCATTATAGCTTTATGAAGCATTTCCCATACTCTAGGCACTCCGATTATTACAGTTATTTTGTAATCTTTCAAAGCTTTTTTCAAAGCTTCAGAAGACATTTCATCTAATATTACAACTAAAGTTCCAAAGTACATAGTCATCAATAAGTTTATGTTTAATGGAAATATATGATGATAAGGGAGAATAGCCAGTATTCTATCTGTTTCATCCACCAATTTTATTGCTTTTATAGCATTTATATTAGAAAGAAGGTTTGCATATGTAAGCATTACTCCCTTTGGATTTCCTGTTGTTCCAGAGGTATATAACAAAAGAGCTACATCTTCTACATTATCAATATTCACTTCATAGTCATCAGGTGTAAAATCTTCTGGAACTACTATTTCATCTACATTTATTATCTTTATATCTTTTCCATATTTTTCTTTAGCTTCAACAACATTTTTATAATTCTTATTTGTTGCATAAATATATTGAGGTTCTGCATCTTCAAATACATAAAGAAGCTGCTCTGCTGTATATCCAGCATCTAAAACAACTCCTATCCCTTTTGAATTCCATACTGAAAATAATGCCTCTATTATTTCAGGTCTGTTTTCTATATATACAACAACTTTATCATCTTTTTTTATTTTCAATAACGTGGAATAATATTTTATCCCTGTTATCAGCTCTTTATATGAATATTCTCTATCCTTGTATATAATAGCTGCCTTCCCTCTATCATGTAAAAAATTCATCTGCTGCCTCCTGTTGTCAGAGATATTTTATAGATTGTCAATCATCTCTTCCAATTGTTTTCTATCTTTATTATTTAAATCTATTCCAGATTTTAATTTTTTCAAAACTTCACTTTCTTGTGCACTCATGCTCTTCTCTAAAACTTTTATAAGCATTTTTACATAAAAATTCATACTCATCTCCTTTTACCCTTTGAGGATATATCCCACTCCTCTTACTGTGTATATTAATTTTTCCTTGTGATCTTTATCTATTTTTCCTCTTAAATGCGTCATATACACATCTACTATATTAGTATTGCTTGTAAAATTTATACTCCATATTTTTTCTTTTATCATTGTTCTGCTGAGAACAAGATTTTTATTTCTTACTAAATATTCAAGAAGAGAAAATTCTTTATATGTAAGTTCTATAAGTGCCTCTCCCCTTTTTACTTCTCTAGTAAGAAAATTTATTGATAAATCCTTTATTGTAATTATATTATTTCCAACAGCAAAACTCTTTATAGTTCTTCTTATCACTGCTCTTATTCTTCCTAAAAGCTCTATAAAAGAAAAAGGTTTGACTATATAATCATCAGCCCCTGCATCCAGAGCCTCCACCTTTTTCTCTATTTTATCCTCAGAAGATATAAATATTATCCCTGATTCAATATTCTCTTTTCTTATTTTTTCACATAGTTCTATTCCAGTTTTATCTCCAATGACAGTATCCAGTATTATAAGCTCATAATTCCCTGATACAGCATGATAATAAGCATCTTCCCAGTCAGAAGTGTCTTCCACTGAGTACCCTGCTTCTTTTAACCCTTTTTTCAAATATTTTTTTATGTCTACATCTTTTTGAACTATAAGAATATTCATTTATTCCCCTCTTATGTATGGATGATATTGTAAATAGAAAGATAATTAAGAACACTTCCCCCTATTACAAATATATGCCATATAGAATGTGCAAATTTAAGTTTTTTCATTGCATAAAATATTGTTCCTACTGTATATATAACTCCTCCTATAATAAGAAGATTTAGAGAAACTGGACTTAAAGCATTTTTTAAATCTTTAAATACAAATACAACTATCCATCCCATAAGTATATATAACAGAGTAGAAAGAATTTTAAATCTTCCAACAAAGAATATTTTAAATATTATCCCTAAAAAAGTCAATCCCCATTGTATTGCAAAAAGTATCCATCTGTTTCTTCCTTCTAATACAGTGAGAAGATAAGGGGTATATGAAGCAGATATCAATACATATATTGCCGAGTGGTCTAGTATCTTAAATACTTTTTTGGCTTTTCCTTCCTCAAGCAGATGATAAGTTCCTGACATAACATACATCAGAATGAGAGCACCTCCAAATATAGAAGATCCTACTATGTAGTTTGAATATCCTGTTCTCACTGCATGTACTATTAATGTAACACATCCAGCTATTGCCATTCCTGCTCCTATATAATGAGTTATAAAGTTAAATTTTTCTTCTAATTTATTGTAATCCATATTATTCAGCTCCTTTCAAAAAAATATAACCATCCTTTTTTTAAGTATTTTCTTTCTTATATTATACCATATTCTAAATTCTGTTTTTCAAAATAAATCGTCTCTAATCTTTATATTTCATCTAATTTTTTTATAAATCAGATGTCATATTTTTTTATTTTACATTATACCATAAAAATTATAAAAGGGATATTGTTCTTTCAAACAATACCCCCAATACTCTTTTAATGTATTTTTTTCATACTAATATAAAGCAATATGTCCATCTGTTCTTGGTTCAGTTCCTCCTACAAGAACTCCATTTTCCATTCTCCAAATAATCTCTCCTCTTCCCATCATAAGAGGATCATAAAGAACTTTTACATCATGTCCCATAGCTGCAAGCTCGTAAGCTATATGCTCAGGTACTCCATGTTCCAGTTCAATATTTTTCTTACCTACCCACTGCCATCTTGGAGCATCTAATGCTGCCTGTGGATTCATCAGGAAATCCACTGTATTAGTTACTACCTGTACATGTCCTTGCGGCTGCATAAATCCTCCCATTACTCCAAATGGTCCAATAGCTTTTCCATCTTTTCCAAGGAATCCCGGAATAATTGTATGATAAGGTTTTTTTGCTGGTCCTACACAGTTTGCACTTTCAAGATCAAGGTTAAAGTTGTTTCCTCTATTATGAAGAGCTATTCCTGTTCCTGGAACTACCATTCCAGAACCAAATCCCATGTAGTTGCTTTGAATATATGATATCATATTTCCTTCATTGTCTGCTGCTGCAAGATATACAGTTCCTCCACAGAATGGATCTCCTGCTTCTGGCATTATAGCTGTATTTCCTATTAGTTTAGCTCTGTCTTCTGCATATGCTTTAGACAGCAGCTGCTCAACTGTTACTTTCATAAATCTAGGGTCAGCTACATATTTTTGTACATCTACAAAGGCAAGCTTCATAGCTTCTATCATTGTATGATATGATCTTACTGTCTCTCTAGCTTCAAACTGGAATCTATCAAGAATATTAAGCGCCATAAGAGCACTTATTCCATGTCCGTTAGGTGGAAGTTCATATACATCATATCCATGATATTTTACAGTAATAGGCTCTACCCATTCTGCTTCAAATCCTTCCAAGTCGTCTTTTCTAAGATATCCATTGTATTTTTTAGAGAATGCATCTATTTTATCAGCAAGCTCTCCTTTGTAGAAAGCTTCTGCATAAGTATCTCCTATCATTTCAAGAGTATCTGCATGATCAGGAAGTCTTACTACATCTCCTATCTCAGGACATTTTCCATCTTGAGTAAAAGTATCAAACCAAGGTTTAAACTCTTCTCCCTCTTCTTTTCCAAAATTCACAGCAGCTTTTTTCCAAAGTTTAGCAACATTTACAGGTACAGCATACCCTTCTCTTGCTAATTTTACAGCTGGAGCTATAACTTCGCTCAAAGGAAGTTTACCAAATTTTTTACTTAGCTCTGCCCATGCTTTAGGTATTCCCGGTACAGTTACAGGAATAAGTCCATATTTAGGCATTGCTTTCAATCCTTTATTTAATAACTCCTGTGCTTCAATAAGTTTTGGTGAAGGACCGCTTGCATTAAGTCCATAAATTTTATCTTTTACACTAAGGATAGCAAAACCGTCTCCTCCTATACCATTACCTGTAGGCTCTACAACAGTAAGAGCAGCAGCAGTGGCAATAGCAGCGTCGATTGCATTTCCACCTTTTTTCAATATTTCAAGTCCAGCTTGTGCAGCAAGTGGAGATCCAGT